ATTCGCCACTAAAGGAGCCCCTACCTAAATGCGACTTACACCCCCCCCCGGAGAACAATACTCACGCTTACTAATTTAAATCACGCCTTGCCACACAATTAATAATGAATGCTATTGACTTTATCACCGAAAACATAAACTCTATATAGTTATTTAATTGCTATGCTTGAAATCTCAAGGGAAAAATATGGACGAAACATATAAGGTACTCTTTGCTGCACTTTTGGGCTTTATGATATCACCACTAAATGAGCTTATTAAAAAACATATCGAGACCTGGCTTTGCAAAAAGAAACTAATGGTTAAAGTTGATGGCGCAATACGCAACCTGAGCACCGCAATTAAAACACTTAATAAAACATCTATTGACCGACAAGAATATATAAAAAAAACAAAAACTGAAGATACTACCTTCATACGCCCTTACTTGAAACCTTTGAAAATGGAGGACGATGTCGAGAAATCCTATACCAGATTATCCGAAACCCAAAAAGATTCAATCGATATAGCTATTTCCGGGCTTTCTCATGTATCAAAGATTGAGGATAGAATAACTAAAATCCATGAGGATATGCGCGACATCGCTCATGACAAGGCATATAAGGATGAATCATTCAGCAAGGACGATCAAAACAGATACCACAAAAGAATCCTTTCCGCAGAAAAAGCCATGATTTACTCTTTAGCATCAATTCGGCAAAGGTTCATATCGGCTAAAAACAACACCCCAATGGATACAACTGACTTGGAAAATCTTGAGTTAACATCGAAAGAGCTATCTATAACAATAGACACCTCATCATGGAAACATCTACGATAAATTGATTATGATTTGAGGACACTTCGAACTGCCCCAGCTTAATCGGCGTTTTAGATATCTGCTTCTGACCGCTTCGGTCGATAGCTGTCTTTTGAAAGGTAGCAATGGGTCGTTCTCAGCCCTTCATGAACGTCAGAAGTAGGCCAGAAACGGTCGCTGGACAGTCACTCTGCAGTCTATAGCCTCCGCTTCTGCGGAGCCCTCACCACTACTAAGGCGCAACCATGTCAAACAATTGGACTGACGCAGAACTCGCGGCATCAGTAGAGGCTTATAGTCTGATGGCCGCGAAGGACGCTGCCGGCGAATCCTATAATAAATCAAAGGTGTATCGAGATCTTGCAACACAATTCGGGCGAAAGCCCGGAGCCTTTTCACGCCGTATGCAGAATATCTCTGCGCTTTACGAGGAGCTCGGACTACGCTGGATCTCGGGCCTGAAGCCTGCCGACCATGTAGGTGGTGATACCGTAAAACCCAAGCTTCTAGAACTCATTCAAAAATCCCATATCGGTACAGTTGCAAAAAACAGATTCAAACATGGCGACAAACGCACCTGGGAATTGCTTTTAGATGCTTTGACTGCGCTAGATGGAAGTGCGGGAAGGCTTCAGATTCGGGATTGGTTGAGGACCCACTACCCCACTTACAATGAGAATAACCTCGTCGACTTAGAGATGCTTTCAGTAAACTCCGAGTCGAGGACCTCCTATAGCCAAAACTCAAAGCCTCGCAAAACCAATTCGAATAGCGTTTACGACACGCTTTACAAGGTAGGCAATGGTACATCCGCTCGATTCGAGCGATACTCGCCTGAGGTACATGGCGTCTGGGAAATTTATCCAGATCCTAATTCAGGCAACCGCTATGGAATGTCTATACGCGGGGTTACAGATCCAACCGTTATAGGGCTAGAAAAAGCTGCCGATGAAGCAGAGTCAAATTATGCCTTCCCCCCCCAGAACATCGAGGATGCCAGGAATAAAGTGTACGCCGAAATCGTGCGCCGACGGGGTCAATCGAACTTTCGAAAAGCCCTTCTCCGAGCCTATTCCAATAGTTGTGCAATCACCGGCAGCAAGCTCGTACCTATACTGGAGGCAGCGCACGTTCATCCATACAAGGGAGAACACACCAACGTAGTTTCGAACGGACTACTTCTACGCGCCGACATTCACACTCTGTTTGATCTAAACCACATCTCTATCGACTCAAGTACGATGACTATTCTGATATCACCAGATCTCTATGCCACTGAGTATGCAGAGCTAATGGGCAAGAAGGTCTATGTCCCCAAGTTGCAAGTAGAACGGGTAAGCAGCGGCGCTTTGGACTGGCACCGCAGCCTTTGCAGCTGGTAAGCGGTGCATGGCCTACGATTATTGGCGCTTCGAAAGACCGGCTTGGTATGTAGATTGCTGCCGGACACGACGCGCATCGCAATCGAGTTGATCGATGGATTGTTGCTCTGGACGATTTATCACAACCAATTAGCTCTTTAAACGGCGGTGATGAGGATGACGCCCCAGGTTGAACAACAAGGTTTAGCAGAAACGGAAGGAAGTTTACGGGTACGCTGTAAGCGAGTGACGAAAACGCTTGCGACACAAAGCTAAGGTTAATCAGCCTAAAGGGGGAAGAGTACTGGTTGAATAAAAATTACCTCAAATGACTCGACACCACCTGCTCGCGATAAAATACGTTATCAATGATCATCTAGGAACCTGCAATGGGCGCAACCGAACCGCTGGAAATCCGCAATAGTTGGATTCTCCTAGACACCATGGTGCACACCTATGCACAAATTGCTGAGGAGGCCTTTGGTCAGTTTCTGTTGGAAAAGGCCAATCCTGTACTCCGCCCAGAGCTGGAACACGACGCTGAGGCCTTCCATGAACACGAGAAAAGGAAGAGTGTTACGGGAATAAAAACCATCGTTTTTTCCGCTATGGCGCTGGAAGCCGCAGCATATGAATTCGCGACCATCCACCTAGGGCAACATTATGCAAAAACCTATCTGGATAAGCTGGATATGTTGGGTAAATGGCTAATCATACCGCGACTGGTTTGTGGTAGATCCCTTCAAGAGGATGGCCCAGCCATTAATGGTCTCAAAGCATTGGTAACCGCGCGCAATGCTTTGGTCCATCACAAATCCAAAGAGTGGGACCGTACGGGCCAAGATATAGAGGCGATGAAAAACAAGAGGGAGAAGTTCGAAAAGACTCAGGTCCCTAATGCATTTACTACTTTAGTTCTACTTTCTTTGGAGCTGAAAGCAATACTGGGTGACAACATCCCAGTGCCACTTCCTTTGTTCGGAAAAGGGATTATGCCAGTGCCCCGATACAACTCGCATGTAGAGAATTTTGTACATCGATGCCGCAAGATCCATCGAGATAAATGGCAAGGGATTTGATTTGTGAAACCTCATTCCCCAGAAGGGTCACTTGCTTACTGGGGCGCAGTCTCAGTTTTCTATGGAGCAACACTCATTGGAAGCATTCGAGCCAATCCGTGATTTTTTCCAACGTCGCCAAGCCAAATGGATGGATGAGCAAGCGATGCCGGTCCAACTATTCACAGAGTACCGGCCCGCTCAGCGCGATACCTTCGTCTTCCCCGGGCAGAACGGTGCCGCTACGATCCAGCACAATGACCAGCGCGTGGGGTACGTCGATTTTAGTATCAACCCTCTACGCGATCGGCTGTATATCGGCATGATCAAGATCGATTCGGATCACCAGCGCCGGGGGACGGGTCTAGCGGTACTCTGGCAACTCTGGCGAAAACACCAGTTACCAATCGTGCCGATTCAGCAATATGAACTGTCTGAGCCATTCTGGTCCGCAGCACGAAGGCACTTCGCCGCGGCCGGCGCAAGGCTCGAAGCGCAGCTATACATCTGCCAGTTGGAAGACGCGAAACAGCGCTGGCAGCACTTGGTACCGGAATCGGAGGCTGACCGTGCAATCCGTAAATACTGGGAATGGGTGGCGGAGGAAAGCGCGGCAGGTCGTCCATCAGGGCCAGGAATCCCATAAAAAACCACACCACCTCCAAGCTCCACCAATGCACTGCAGACGGCGGACGAAAGCCGCCTAACCGCCGCTAAATTCCAGCACCTGGCCGCGGTAACGGTGGCACTCAAGCGGCTCGCAACTATCGACAACCCGCGCACTCACCGTTTTATCAGAACGACGTGGAAGACTGTTACCTATATTGCGGCCGCACCTAAACGAAAAGTTCATGCATTCATCCGTGCACATGTGATGGATTGAGCGTAGACACCCGCCAACGGCCCAGTTTGTAACGCTTCGTGGCAGAAATCTCTATGTGCAGCACTTTCTAAACAAGCCGATATTTATGCCTGATAGGGCTTATCGGTACTATGCTTAAAATTTCTCTCGAAAGGAGTCGATGCCGTGTCAGATGCATACTCGTTAGCGAACGTGCTGGAAAGGATTTATCAGAATCAGCTCGCCCTAGAGGCAGCTTTGATGGAGCTGACGCTTCAAGCGGAAAAGCAAGGCAAAGGCGAAGTGGGGGAAAATGTAAGAGGCGCGTTGTGGGCAATTGGCGAAAACGCTGGATACATCAAGCAGGGTTTAGCCAGACTGAAGGAAAAATGAGCAAAATAAATTGAGTTACCCTAATCGACACAGTGCAACCCTAATCGCTGATACTTCAAACCGTCTACGCATCATGCGATGTCGTTTGTATTTTCTTCATATCTAATTGTATTAACAACGCTGGGGTCTAGCACACATAGAAGGAGCAAGCAAAAAGATATTTTTTGCATGCTCTCTCTGTTCATATTTAGGCGTTTTTAAGCGGTATCCGCATATAACCCCCCAACACCCCGAAGCGACAGAACATCTGTAACTTATAGAACAATCAACTTTCGACAACACAACCGCTAGAGGAGTGCGCAATATTCGAAAATTAAAGTGAAAGGGTACTATTCAATAGATACCGTTGTTTTACCCCAATCTTCCTGCCACTCCACCAAACTGTAATTATGTCCTAAAGATTTGTTTGCAACAGCCAATTTAGCAACTCGTCCTTCATCGACCTCATTACATCCTTTAGGTCCTACCGCGAGGCCGCAAGCGACATTATCTTTACCAATTTTTTCAGCCAAAGAGGTACTTGTGACTACTAAAAAGCGGGCGGGGGATAATGCACTTAACTCGAATGCACGCGCATGTGACCAACGACCATCACTGATTCCGACATCAAGAATGGGGGCAAATACCCAGTCAGGCTGAAAGATCCTGATCAGATCATCAGAAATAGGTTTCGCTTGAACATCCTGACATATAAGCATTACGCATCGTCCGAACCCATCTATGTCGACAACGAATATTTCGTCGCCAGACGCGTTATCTTCTAATAAATGACGCCCATCTTCTGGAACACTCAATTTAAAGTCTTGCGCTCTTTTCTGATCAATACCTGCCTGCCAGAATTTTCGTTGTTTCCAAATGACAGCACCCATGCCGTTTACAACGCGACCTTCATTCCAGGATTGACCATCTTCCAAGTCTTCAGTATGCCCTGTACCAGCCAACAGAATTCTATGACGGCCAGGATCAAGTCGGATCTTTTCAATTAGCTTTATTGAGTCAACAACTGAAACAACCAGCTCAGGCGCAATCGCTATATCCGTATATCCGATATTCTTCAGCGTAGCTGCAATAGAACTAGCAACATCCAACTCCGGAGAAACCTTAAAATCCACGAAGTTACTAGCAGAAGTTACTCTCTGAGTAAGAACAATATCCTCTGACCTCTCAGCTACCGGAATAAATGCAATAATTTCTTGGCCAGTCCTACGACTAGGCTTCACACCTGAAACAATACTACTACTTTTGGCAACATGACGAACTCTTAGCTCTATCATTTCATTATGCAACACACATGGGACTACCGATAAAGCGCTAAACCTGTCAGAAAAGCTAGTGGCACTACTGGCATATTCTGGTCTAGGCAATCGAACCAGCGGCCCTCTAGGAACCACCTTGTAGCCCCCTGCTTCAAAATAACATCCTTGCGTAATACGCTTAGCCTTCAGCGACCTAACCCAGTGCCTCATATCAAACTCAACTACATCCATACTCGGATGCAAAAGAACTCTTGGGTGAATACAGTATAGAAACTTATCTATTTCACGCAATACTTCAAGCACCAACCCTTTGAACACACCATTAGAAGTATCCGCTAATAGCTTTTTTATCGCTGTACAAGCTTCAACTCCATTACTGCTAAGCAAGGCACGCTTTACCAATTCGTTGAATGCTGCATCTGGCCTCATAACTCCTGACACGATACTAGGTTTCCACCTACAAGCAATCAACCAAAGCTCGAGATAAAGTCCAATAGGTGTAGTAGCCGTGAGGTTCAATTTTCGCCACCAAAATCCATTCTCACACTTTGAGGTCGCTTCGAAAATAAACGCCCCTCTTTTATATTTGTAGAAATATCAACTTCAACTCCAGCCACGTCCATCAGATTATAGAAATGTATTAGCCTCTCTGTAACAAGTGACTGCTGCTTTTCCCCTACAGTTTGACGGCGTCGCTCGAGAGACTTAAGAACCTTTGATACCATGTCCGAAAATTCTGTGCAAATGAAGACTACACGCTCGTGCCGGCCTAGAATAAGCAGTGCCTCTACTAACTGGGATAAAGATTGTATAAACCCACTAGCAATACTAGGATGACGACCGTGATAGTTGATGAAGTACATCCGACTACGCGTGTCGGAAATATTTAATACAGTCTCACAAAATACAAGAATCTTAGCTGGATCATCAGAACTTCTTAAAATAGCCCGAGACAATGATACAAACTTTACAACTGTACGCTGAGCCATTCCCGCCATAGCAACTGCAAGTAGAGCATGACGCGCGGCGTCTTTCGCATTGATTACCGAAGGGGGTAACTCTGCTAACCGTGCATGGAGCTCAAAGCGAAGACGATTCAACTCGTCGCCCACTTCCATATTCTCCGCATACGCAGCACTTAATCCTCTTTCAAAAACCTGACGCGCTGATTCTATTTCACCCTTGCCAATCTCGATGTCACCATGAAGTAAAAAAACGTCTACTTGAGCCTCGCCCAAAGAGCCAATCTGATCAGATGCTAATTTAGACGACGAGTTTATGAGGTCTTTAATCAGCGATTGTATTTCACCGATAGTTTGCATAGACGAATCCCAATCTGACTGATTGATAAACACCCTGCAAGCTTTTCGACGGAAGTCAATTCTTTTTAACCTCATAGTAACTTGACCATAACCAGATATTAATATGTCAAGCTCCTCTAGCAAAGCGAGTTCTTCCTCACCTCCTAACCAGAAAGAAAACTCCACCAAATCTTCCAACTTACTAATAAGGAGCATCTTCCAACCATCGGGATCCAGAACGCTCAACGCCCGAAGTAGGTCTAACACTCGATTTTTTATGCTTGAAGTTTCGAATGGGTCATCAGCCATTTCGCTAATAGGCTCACTCGAGTCAATGAGGGCTACAATATAGTCGGCATCTAAAGCCTCATCATTCATAACCGCGTTATAAGCACTTTCAACCAACTGCTGAAGCTCAGAAATGGCGCGCTCCGGCTCAGCATCTTTTAGATTCGTTAAATATTCAACGGTGGCATGCCTAGGCACCAGCCTGCTTTTTATCAATGCAACGACATCCGGCCCCAGGTCTGGGACAGAAAGCTCATCACCGACAAGAACAGATGCAAGCTTAAGGTAGTTAAACGTTAAAAGATCAAAATTTGGATCGGTAGCGACAAATGGAGATAACGTTTCATAAAATGGAACATCTTCATAAGCAGGAATGGATAAATTTTTTATATCATCCTGAATCGACATCGGCGAAAATCCACCAACCTTAGTTAGCTCGGCAATAGCTCTTGCCTTAGCATCACTACCCTCTGGGGTTTCACCGCGCGCTACTCGCATTGGAACTGCGCGTAAAAATATTTCGTCTTTACGCTTATCACGGATAGAAGCAGCTACTCTCGCTACCCCATCAATGTTTTGCCTATTTAAAACTAAGCACAATGCAACCTCATCAGGAATTTGCATTGTGCAAATGCCAGCAACGTCAGCAAATCCCGTACGGCTATCTATTAAAACTAAATCGTATTTGTTTTTTGCCCACCTTCTTAAAGAGTCAAGTACGAACCCGCCGCCCTTTTCCTCAAAGAATTCTGTCCAAGAAAACCTTGCCAAAGCTTCCTCATATGTAACGTCTTGGTTTCGCCCGACTAATCGACCGCCGGCACTGATATAATCTAGCTTCACCGGAAAGGAAAATAACTCATCAGAAACTAGTGAGTGAATTTTTTCCTCATAGGCTTCCCCAGATGACATGTGAGAAAAATGCTTTTCCAACTCGGGCTCGGTTAGACCATCTATTAGCCCAGAATTCCAATCCCAGAGAATATCCAACAGACCTGAAGCTTCTTTTACTTCTTTTGCATCTGTTGATTCAAGCAGTCCTCTAAAATAGTACGCTAGTCCTGGCGCTTCCAAATCCCAGTCCATAACAAGTACTTTCTTACCATTAATAGCGGCTAAGAAAGCGACGTTCGCCATAGACATGGTACGCCCCACTCCGCCCTTATATGAATAGAAAGTTACGATTTTGCCAGACTGCTTCATTTCCATTACCTTCTCGCCCCACCAAACATTTGAAAAGCATTCATATGCGGACCAAGATCTAAAGTGGCGCATCTAACTTTTTGCACAGCAGCAGGTGTCACCTTCTTCGCTACTACCCTAGGATTCATTTCGTCAAATAGAGATACCGCAGGCGGAGTCATAAAATTCAAAACACTAACGCCATTCCTTCGAAAATCTGTCACACCAAGTTGACGTAATCGTTTCAGACGACGACTTACGCTTTCAACAGTCTGCCCTACTTTTTCGGACAACTCGACATTAGTTATCTCCCTATCCCGCATCTCCGACAAATACTTCAAGTTAACACTATCCGACATTGCCTCCAAAAACTTTTTACTAACTTTATGCTCTAGAGCCGAAGATGCTAGGAGCTGAGCAAAGCTAACTTGCCCTAGAACATAGCTCGCGCGATTATTTATATCAGCAGACTCATCGCCTAACACCGATTCAACGGAGATCTTTGGAGCGCGCCTTATCAGATTTTCAAAAAGACAAATTAACTCGTCCGACACCTGCTCCAAGCCGTCTCTAGTTGGGCTTAACATCGCGCTCTCGAGATAATCAGCGATAATCGGTCCAATTTCGGCGCTTAACCCCAACGCGCCAGCCGGATCAGAAGCCAGCTCTTCGAAAAATCCTTTTGTCGTCGTCGCCATTTTTTCTGCCCTCATCATGATTTGGGGACTATAGGCTGGCATCAATGAATGATCAATGATTACGAATTGACTTCAAGAAAGACTCGACAATAGACCACTAAAATCGACATTCACACTTCTTTATTTTTGTCAAAAAAAACAACACTCTGGAGCTACACATCGCAATTTTTCTCCGATACACCTTTCATTACTGACTACTTTGAGCAGACCACGTTCCTGATGAATGGTCGTTATTCTCGAATGTGATTTCATACGCACAAAATATGGCTCCGTGCCAGTTGCGGCTCAAGATCAATCCAACGGTGACGCTGCAGTGCTCTGATGGGAGACGAGAGTGCTCGCCGAGCTGGATTAGAAGTCGTCCAGATCTGCCGCTATTTTCGCTTCAGTGTTGAGACTTCTTTGGCGTATGCCTGACAGGCCGCGAGGGCAATCAGCCCCCGGTCGCCGTCATCGGTGATGCCGATAATTCGTTGAGCATGCGCGGGGTCAAGTTCGGCTCTTGTGGGGCCATGAACCACGCCGTCGGTGGCGGAGGTGGCTGACACCGATCCGTTGCCGGCGCCGGTAGTGGCGTCGAGTAGGACTGACAGGCGCAGATCAGCAGTGGCAAGGCGGTCGCGCAGGCGACCTTGATCACGTTGGACATCGCTCAAAGCTCGGTAATGGGTTTGTTCGCTGGTGGCCAGGCGCTGCTCGAGCGCGAGGCGTTTGTCCTGTTCGGCACGCTGCTGAGCGGCCGAAGCCAGATTCAGTTGATTGAGGGTTTCGGTGTGCTGCCGGGACTGCTCACTAAGGCGGCTGCCGTAGCGCCAGTCCTGCACTTGCCAAGTAATGGCCGTGGAACCACCGACTAAGACGACCAGCAGTACTCCTTTTGCCAGCAGCCGATATGGCGCCGGGATCAGTTCGCCGAGACGCATAGCACCGCCCTCGCCCGCCCCCACAACTCCAGCCGATCCTGCAGGCCATTCAGGCCGCCGTTGATCCTGCGGGTGATCGTGTTGAATTCGTTTTGATCGGCCAGCGCGTTCAGCCCATTCACGAACCAGAACCATGCAGCCGACTCGGCGGCCCACTGCGGCAGCTCCAGCAGTTCAGGCGTGCGCAGCAATCGCTCGTCACCAAACAACGCCAAGCTGCAGCGCAGGTAGTTGTCGTGGCCAGTAACCTGGATCAGGCCGCGACCACGATAGCGCTGGCCATCACCATCCGCTGCCGGCGTGTTGCCCAGTTTCGCAGCCAGGTTGCCGGTGTCGTACTTGCTCAGGTAATGATCGCCGCCCAGTTCCCGGACGTACTGCAGCTGGCCCGACTCGTGGCCGACTTGCGCCAGGAACGCGGCTTGGCGTTTCGGCGTGTTGATCTGTCGATGGGCCATGGCTGCGTTGAGGGCGGATACAAAAACGCCCGCTTGGCGGCGGGCGTTGGGCATGATGCTTTGCAGCTGTTGTTCAGTGATGGACATACAAACTCCAGACATAAAAAAACCGCACTAGGCGGCGATGGGATGCAGTTACTGTTTCTCGATGTTCACCACCTTGAGGGATGGTTTCGGCCCTTTCTTTTTCTTGCCCTTGGATTTACCGGCTTTGCCGGCGTTGCATTCGACCGTGGTCGACCAGCCGGACTGGGTGAACACCTGCTCGACCGAATCCGCCAGGTATTCGCCATCAAGTCCGACCTTGAAACCCTGAGCGATGATCGGACGCTCGGCGAAGATGTCCGTCCGGCCGGGCATTTCAAGCCGCACATCGGCGGTCGAGCGGTTGAACGCCGACAGACGTGCCTTGGCCGCCGCTTCAGCAGCGCCCTTGTCTGGGTAAATATGGCGGTCGGTATGCACTGCCGGCAGGCCATCCGGCGCGTCGTCGTTGTCGATGGTGACCACCGCGAGCTTGCCGTTCTTTTTGTCCTGATGCTTGGTCGCAACCGCCTTGTGTGAGTTGCGATCGCCGAGACTGAATTGCCAGCGGCTGAGGTCACTGCGGGTCAGCGTGATAGCGCCAAACGCCTTACCGCTGGCCGTCTGGCCACCTTGGCGCGGCATCACCAGCAGCTTGCCGTCGGCCACCTTGGCCGTGCAGTCGTATTGCTTGGCCAGCCGGGTGATGAAATTAAAATCGGACTCGTTGAGCTGGTCGACCCGGGCGACCTTGGTCGACACCGGACACACCGGCGTCCAGCCATTGCGCGCGGCCACGTCCGCCACGATCTTCGACAACGGCACGCCTTCCCAGCTTCCGCTACGGATGGTTTTGCCACTGCCACGCACGTCGCTGGCCTTGCCCTTGATCACGATCGTGTCCGGCGGGCCTGACACCTCGACCGTGTCGACGGTGTAACTGCCCATACGCGTCA